CATATAAGCATATAGATCTTCCTTCTTTATATTCAATTGTTAGCTTGGGATTTGGATTTGTTGTTTGTTTTGCCAAATGTCTTTTAGAAAGATCGCCGATTATATTGGGATTATCTTGTTTTCTATTCCACGGACTACCAGGTCCATAATTGAAGTGTGGTATTCCTGTTTTTTCGTATGCATCAACATATTTTTCCCACACAATATTATCTGCTATAATACAATCGTCCTCTATTATAAAAATATGTTCACTGTTAGCCTCTAAAAGATACTTGAATGCTTTGTTTTTAGTTTTACTAACACCTAAATTATGATCATTTAAAATATATTTTATATTTTTTATTTCAAACAATTTTTTGAAATCACTATCTAAATCAGCACCATCATTTACTACAACTATATTATCAATCAAATTACAATCGATACTTTCGATACATTTAATCAAATAATATGGTCTATTACATGTAATAATGCCTAATCCTTTTTTATTTTTTTGCATAATTTTCTTGTAAAAATTCTATAGATTCCAAAACATCCTGTTGTGATGCTTCTTTATTTTCATTGTGGTTTGGTATAAATTTGTTTTTATTCATAAAATAACCATAAGAATACCTTACTGAATTATCTTCACTAGGAAAATCTTTTATATATGGGTTTTTTATTGTTTTTTTATTTTCTAACATTTTTATAGAAATGGTTGGATAAAACCCATTTGGGGTATACATTTTTTTGTTTCTTAATCTAGTTATATAATCATATACATCCAAATCATGCGAATTTACGAACTGTTCATCAAAAAAACCAAAAGTTTTTATTATTCCTTTAAATGTGTATAAAAATTTTGAATTAAGATTGTTTGAAATTTTTAACACTGTTTCGTGGTTCTTATCATCTTCTATATCTAGTGTTTTATCATTAATATATCCGCTCAAAAACCAAGTGCCAAATGTTTCGGCTGTTTTTTGTATTTTTTCAAAAATATTACTGTTTTCTATAACTTGGTCTGAGTGTAAAATAAAATAATAATCTAATTCATTTATTCTAAAGTCATATAAGATTAAATTTCTCATATGTGCTAATGATACATCATTAACACGAATATAATTGTTTATTTTTTTGTCCTTATATGAGGTTTGTCTGTTGCTTATAACGCATACATAATAATTTTCTGGAATGTTGTCCAAACAATTTTTTAAGCTATCATCGTCATATATATCTAGTATTCCAATTCCTGTTTTCATTTGTTTAGTGTATTATAAATATCTGTTAAATAATTAATAGTGTCTTCTTTATATTCAATATCCAAAGTATCAACATAATCATTTATATTTTTAATAATATCTATAGAATCATATGTTTTTTTATCTATTGAGTTTTCTTTTTCTGTAAATTTGTATTCAGTTTTTATATTAAATGGTTTTAATATTTGAATTTTTGTTAATATGTTGTTTATTTCGTCTTGTTTCAGATTCTCGTCTATTGTTAATGACACAAAATTATTTTCAATTTCATTTTTTGTGTTTTTATTTTTAAATGTTTCTGAATTTATTTTAACAAATTTAGGGGAAAATGTATTATTGATAAAATCAATTTTTTTATCGTCTAAATCTATAATATAATAACCTCTATCATCTCCACTATCACCGAAATTATGTTGGTATGGACTACCTAGATATAATATTTGTCCTTTATCATAAACTCTATGATCTTTTTTATGAAAATGACCAGATATAATAAATGGACTTTTTTCTAATAAATTTTTAGACTCCTCTCCTCTTTCACACGACTTATAACTATTCATATAAAAGGTGTTTATTTCAAAATGACCCACACAAATATCTGTTTTTGGTATATCACCACAACCTGTACCCCATGGTATAAAAGAAACGGATGTTCCTTTTTTTGTTTTTAAAATTAACGGATCTTTATCAACTATAGTTATGTTAGGCCATCCATCCAACAAACAAATAGAATTTACTGTTGATTTTTCTTTGTAAAACGAATCATGATTACCACAAGATATTATTATATTAAAATCTCTAAAAAAATCAAAAAATTCCTTTGCTGTTTGTATTGTTGTTATAGAAAGTTCTGAGCGATTATGAAATATATCACCAGCAATTATAATATCTGTTATTTTGTTTTTTTTGTAATGTGTCGAACAGTTTTTAGCAAATTCAATTGCTATATTATGCCATTCTGGATTATCTTGATATAAACCTATATGAACATCTGAAAAAAATCCAACTTTTTGATTTAAAATTTTATTCATTATCGAAACTTTCAAAATCCTTTCCTATCTGTATTTGATTATTTTTAAATAAATTAGAATAATTTTCAGACATTAGTATATATTCTTGTTGATACCTTTGCTGTGCTTCATGTATAGTTTTTTCTTTTTTTATTCTATTTCTAAATGCATTAAAAGCAATTCTAGTAAAATAAGAGAACGGATTAGTTCCCTTTTCTCTATCATATTTTTTAGACATTAATGCTTTAAACATTCTAACAATACCATCACCTACCATCTCTTCTCTATATGTATATCCAGCAAAATTAGAAGAAAAGCTTAATTTATTTGCTATTTTACTAACCATCTCAGCTAACTCATTGGAAATATTTCCAGAAGTGTAATATTGAACGATTTCATCGTCGAATTTTTTAGGATCAACATAAAATTTTTCCTTTGGTACTTTTGGTTTTTTGGGTTTTAATATTTTTTCCAACTCCTCATCTTCTTCATAATTTTCATCAATTTCATCATCTATACCATCATCATTATAATATGTTTCATTTTCATCTAAATCATATTCATCAGAGTTGTTTTTCAATAATTTTGTATTTTTCTGTATCATATATTTTTTTTCTTTCTTTCAAATGTTTTAATCCATATCTGGTATTATCAGCTATATCAAATATAGTTGCCATTTTTTTTGTTGAATGCAACCTAAGTGCTCTTCCTATAGATTGCATTATTTTTATTTTTGCCTTTCCAGCCGAAGCAAAAATAATGTTATGCAGGTTCGGAATGTTAATTCCTGTACTAAAGATTTTAGACATAGCAACCACAACAACATCACAGCTGGAAGACATCAGCTGTCTTATATCTTCTCGTTCTTCTATTTCAGTAGAACCGCGAATAAAATAAATTTGTTTATTTGTCTTCTTTTTTAATATATTTGTTAATGTTTCACCATGGTCTAACCTATCAACCATTATAATTGTATTGTTTTGAATTTTCTCTGCCAAATTACATATAATTGTATTCCTGTTTAAATCTCCTAACAAAAAATCCAATTCTTTTTTATAAGATTCCATAGAATAATCCATTCTCACAATGTAATCTGGGAGACTTTTATGGTTTATTTTTAAAATAACAATTTGGAAGGCAGATATAAAATCTTGTTTTTCTAAATTTATAGTTTTTTCTTCATAATTTATAGGTCCAAATTTACCTATAATATTCCATTGATCAATTAAAGATGAAGGCATAGTACCCGTAAAACCAAACATATATGGAGTTTGTAATAATGGAAAAATCTTGTTTATTGTGTTTCCTTTTCGAATTATGTGAGTTTCGTCACATAAAAATAAATTTACATCCGATAAAATAGATAAATCCGATGATTTGCTTAATAATATTTGTGTCCCTGCTATGATAATATCAGAATTATCTAAGTCTGGTTTATTTTTTCCAGACCATTTCGTTATGTTTGTTAATCCGTATTCTAAAAAATCCCGAAAGGTTTGTTCTACTAATTGAATAGATGGAACAACAATCAATACTTTTAGTTTTGAGTTGTTTAAAAGTATTCTCATGTTTTCTATTAGACCAGCCATAACATAAGTTTTTCCACCAGCAGTAGGAAGAACAACAACACCTCGACCCTGAGATAAACATTTTTTAATAGCAGTATCTTGATATGATCTATATTTTAATTTTAATTCCTTTAAATTAAAATTTTCTGGTAATGTTATTGGATTATAACATTTTTTAACATCCTCTGCAATCTCGACAAAAATTCCTTTTTTATGAAAAAAATCTGTTACCTCACTTAACAAACCAATATCAAATTTACCAGAAGGTGTTATGCAATATATTCTAGGCTGAACAAATGGTGAATTACTTCTATATGCAGGATTTTGTATGGAAAAATTCTCTCTAACAAGAGAAATACTAGATGGACTTCCATTCATCTGTAATATAGATTTTTTCTTTCCACTGAATTCTATTTTTATCATGTGGTTTCCATTTTGGTTATATCAACTATATTTTTTAAATCATAGCTCATAGTTTTAAATATTTGTTCTACTTTTTCCAAGTACTCCACCATTAAATTTAAATCAGATATCTCTTCATCAATCTGTTGAATTTGTTCAGTTGCATCTATTTTAGATTCCAAAATTTTTTTAGGTATACCTTTAGGGATGCAGTCTAATTTTTCAAGAACAACATTTTTTATTTCTTTTCTTTTTTTAAATAATCTATTTAATTCTCTTTTTTGGTTAATTAATCTAGACACCCATTTATGTTTTATTGCTGGTAGCTCTAGTTGTTTTTGTAAAAGATTTAATTCGTCTATCTTAGTATCAAAAATTATTTCTTTTTCATACTCTTCAAACAAATTTTTCATAAATAGATTATATAATAATATGAATAAATTACAACAAATAATTTTAAAAGTTATAGAAGAAATGAATTGGGGTGGTGTATATGGTTCACTACCAGCATCTTCTTCGTCACCAAATAATTCTTTATATAACACAGATTCTTATGCAAGTGGTTCTAATGTTATAACAAATCCTAATGTTCCTATACAGAAAAGAACATTCCCTGAACTAATTAATAAAAAGCAAAAGAAAAAACAAAAGAAAAAAACGAAAAATGGGAAATAAAAACAAAAATAAAGGAAAAGCATTTGAAAGACAAATTTGTGAAATTTTAGGAAATTGTTTTGGATTAAATTTCCAAAGAGTTCCAAATTCTGGTGCATTTGTAGGTGGTTTGAATATTTCTAGATATGATAAATTAACAGAAGAACAAAAATTATTAGCCGATGGAGATATTATAGTCCCAAAGGAACTTAGTCACATATCAATGGAATGTAAATCATACAAAGACTTTTCATTCTCTTCATTATTTTTGGGAAAAAACGGTTTATTGGATGGTTGGATAAAACAATCAACAGAAACAAAAAAAGAAAAATGGTTATTATTTTTTAAAATAAATAATAAAGGAATCTTTGCTGTTTATGACACAACTTTGTTTTCTCATCAAATGCAAAAAGAAAATTATCATGTATATAAAAACAGATATTTGATACAAGAGGTAAATGAATTCCTAGAAAAAAATAAAAATAGATTATATGAAAAATAAAACAGAATGTATATATTGTGGTTCCACTAGTTATGGAACAACCTGTTTATTTTCACCAAATAAAGTTCATGTTCATACTGGTGATCCTACTACATGTATGTATTGTGGTTCTAAATCAGTTGGGAGTGGGTGTTTATTTAATCCTTATGGAAAAAATCACATAAGAGGTCCAGAATATTTGAACAGATTCACAGAACAAGCAAAAGATTTGTTTGTTTTGAATTATTTGACAGAAAAATTAAAAATTAAAAATGATTTAAATTATTCTTCTCCATTGGATCGTTTTTATAAAAGAATATCTTCCTTGATAACCAATTTATCAGAGCCTTTATTGGAAGCATTTTATATGTTAGAAAAACCATCATATAAAAATTTAAATAAAGATCAGCTTGTTACAGCAATAGAATCAAAAAATGTTTTGATTGGTAAATTGTCAGAGATAAAAGACATACTTTCAGAAATAAATCTAGTATTACCTACGGAAATAGTTGAAGAAATTATAGTTGATGCTATAATTTCCTCTAATGACTAAAGATTATTTTTCGTATTCGTTAAAAAATCGCTTGACAATCTTCAATTATACCTTATATTTAAATATAATTGAAGAATACATAATAGATTATATTAACGATTGGAACTTATTGACCATTGATAATAAAGTACCTAATAAAAAGAGTTACTATTATAATTTTTTATATAAGGTATTAGAGAAAGAAGTGTTAGATTTATTAAAAACACAAAAAAGTACACACTCTAAGTCAATTATTATTATAAATTTAAATAATAAAGGAAAATTTTATAATAAATTTGAAAATTACAAAAAATTTTTAAATGATAACATAAAAATTTTAAAAAAATTACACAACAATGTCATTTTTACTGACTTATCGTTTGTTAATACTAATGGAAAGTATAAAGGAATCAATTCTTTAAGTTTAAATGGTGACGAAGTAGAATTTTTACAAAAATTTTCTTGACTTTACATGCAATTATTAATATAATAATATATTATGTATTTTTATTCATACTATATAATTCTTTAATAGCATCTTCAAATGAATATTCTTTAATATTAGTTGAATTTAAATTAGTTATATTAATACTAGGGTTTATTTTCTCTTCTTCATCAACAATTTGCCTAAATGTATTAAATATAGAGTTTTGTAACTTCATATTTTCCGGATCTCTTTCAAATGAAGTAGGAAAAGATCCACCTGATGGGATTGATAATGAAATAGACCCTTTGTTTCTAACAGAATTAGCATAAATACTTCCTATATCCATATTAGACACAACTTTCTACTAATTTTGCTTCATCTTCTCTTCGTTCTAACAATCCATCCAGTCCCTTTCCAACCCATAGTCTTTTCATTTTTCTTATTTCTTGTGCAATTCCTTTATAATTTTTTTTAATAATCAAATCTTTTATATTTCTCATTTCCAATCTTGATGAACCTGTCAATTTTGTTCCTCGATTGAATACCAATGAAACAATTGCTCCATATGCGTCTTCTTTAAGTTCTGTGACCTCTGGGAAGGTTTTGTTTGTTAGTTTGGTGAACTTGGGCCATATGATGACATCAAATATTCTTAAAGCTTGTTCCCAGTTTACTGTAATACCGTAACTCCTTAATGTTTTTGTATAAATTTTCCCACTTTCTCCGGTCTTTCCTACTGATCCTTGTATTGCTTCTATTTGATTTTTGTCTAAAAAGTCAAATATTAATGCTAATTCTTGTTTTGTGTAATATGCACAATCAACACCTATTGCAATAGTTGGACCAGATGCCCCACCGGGCCATGTAAACTTAGACAAAAACTTATCATAATAAGTTTTTCCCCCACCAACTTCGTATTTTAACAATAAATCCAATGTTTTTTTAGATGGCTTAGAGTTCATAATCGTCTTCCTTCACATTACTTGTAATTACAGTTAGTTCTTCTCTCTTTTCTGAATAATTTTCTGTTTTTAATTCGTTTGATGTATTAGAATTGTATTTAAAATCTAATACAGTCTGTACACCTAAATAACTTGCAATAATAACAGCTAATATTTTTATTGTTTCAACAAAAATAGTGACAAATGCAGTAGTTATAGTTGAAGGGAGTGTTGCTGTTAAAAATAAAACAAAAACACTAATGCTATAAAACAATGCAAGTATTAAAACAGAACAAAATACTACAAAAAACTTTTTAGACGCTAAAAAGTTAACTTTACTCAAATCTTCTTTGTATTTATCTGGTGTATTTGGTGGAATATCACCAGTATGAAGCATGGAACTGGCTGTTTTTGCTATTTCTATAATTTTATTCCACATATTATAGAATTCCTTTCATTCTCAAGTAAATTCCAGCACCAATAGTTAATAATAATCCAATGATCAATATATTTCTCTGTAATATTGCTAGATCCTTTTCTACCAATTTCCTTTGCATGGTATTAAGATCCCTTACCATTTTATTTTTATATTCTTCCTGTTTTGTTAGTTCTTCATCTACTTCTATTTTTAATAAAATTAAATTATCTAAATCTGTCTGTAATTGTCTTAATATTTCCTTGTCTTTTAGTAATTGCTCATATTCAACAGAATTTACAACAACAACTGTATCATTTTTGTATTTTTCCGGAACAATTAGAACCCTTTGTTTGTTTGACGTAACTTGATTTGTTGGTTTTGGATTAGAAGAAATAACATCGATGTTAGGTTTATTATGATAAACCGATTTTACTTCTATTCTTTTTTTAGGTGGTTTAACTATTCTAGTTGACTCTGTTAAATATGTATCAGCCAAATCAAATCTAGCTGCATCAAAAGAATCTTTTGATGCATAGACAGATCTAGACAATGCTTCTGACTGTTTTTCTGTATAAACAGTGCAAGAATTTAAAAATAATAAAATAAATAATATAGATATGATTTTAAACTTCATATCTATATTTATCTTTTTATTATGATTCTAGATTTACTTCAGGAGTATCAATTCTTTTATTATTAGATTCTACTTGAGAATTTAAATTGGAAATTATTTGATTTGCCTTGATTATCTCTGTTTCTAACAAAGAAACCGTATTCAAAGCATCATTTCTCTGAGTTACTATTCTATTAAATAATGTCAAAATGAAGTTTTCGTCTTTTAGGTTTTGTTTTATTAGTTCTTGCATATCGTGTTTAATTATTGATTAGTTTAATTTGTCAATAGTTTAAAATATTGAATAAATACCATTTTTCCAATGCATTGCTTGGACTGATTCACCTGGATACAGTAACCTGTGAGTATTTCCTCTATCAAATTTTAACCAAGTAGTCGTGTATAAATAAAAATAGTTTGTATCTGAATTATTTATTAATGTAAAAATTACATCCTCGAATGGAACATCAGCAATTATTTTCCATATGTGAATATTAGTAGGAGGTAGTACTTTATATATATTAGGCATTACTCCTGTTAAAGTAATCTGATAATAACTAGCATGTGACGCAGTAACTATAACAGGAGTGACAGACGCAGATTGATAAGCAAGTCTTCTCCTAACAGAAATTTTATCGTTATCAATACTCAAATGGCCATAAGTAGAGTTTGTTCCAATTTCTAAAGAATCACTAAACACCGCACCAGAAGCATTTATATGCCATTTGCTTTTTGAATTTGTTTTTAAAGAAATTCCAGCATTACCATTTGTTCCTCCGTTAATAGTTAATTTCTCACTAGTATCAGAATTAGTACTTGTTCCAATTCCTATATTTCCACCAGCAGCTAAATAAAGTCTATTAGTACCTTCTGATGTAGTTGATGATCCTTCATAAATACCAAATCCATTTTCGGTTACTCCTTTAGCAGAACCTATAGACCAACGTTTAATTGGTGTATTTTTTTCAAATAAAATTTTAGGACCATCACTATTTCCTGCTGTTACGTCTTTTATTTGTAAATAATGACCAAAGTCATTACTTCCGGTTCCTGTGAATATACCTTTGTCGAAATATTCGATTTTTTGACCAGGTGTAGAATTGTAAATTGCCTCTGCAACAGGAGTAGGAACATCTCCTGCATAATAATTTATCGTATGTCCACCATTTGCTGCATATGCATATACTTTTACATGATATTCTTGGTATAGAACTCTATTAGAGATTTGTATCTCGTAATTTCCTGTAGATAGTCTTACTGCCCGTATCATTCCTGAGATTGGACCAGAGACATAACAAGCATTAGGAGAGTCCAATATTGTTGCTTGTGTTCTAATACATGCTACATTGAATTTTATTTTTTCTACAGAATAATTAACAATATCACTAGAGGCATGATTACTTTTAGGATCTGTTATTTCTATTACAAATCCTATAGTAGAATATTGTATATTCTGTAGATTTGCATTTATAATTCTTCTCCAAGAACCAGCAGCATCAGAACCAAAATCAACGTTTACTTCATATACAGGGAATGATAATCCTCCATATTTTATAGAACCAGCAACATTTAACATTTCTGTTCCTATTGAAGTTGTTCCTACACCTAACTTAGTAGAAGAATAAACATAGTTTGAATTTATTCTAAATTTTTCAGATCCAGCAATAGATGTCATTAAGCCATCTACTGTACTAAAATACATTCCATTATTGTTAGATGTACCAAACAACAATGAAGGAGTTGAAGTTGATCCAGTTGGAACAATTTTTACAGTTCTATTGAAATCTATGGTTGTTCCATTATCTTCTATTTCTGAATTAGATAATCCAGAAGAAGTAAATTTAGGTATTCTATTATTTGTTCCAGAACCACTCAAGAAAGTAGCAGCAGTATCCCATACTCTACTGTTAACTATTCTTTTTCTTAATGTTCCTGTATTTTCAACAATTATACTATTATCAGCTGTGCTTGTTGCTAGTGTTCCAACGACAAAGTTATCATCAGTTTTTAATGTATCAGCAGCAGATCTGTATAGGGTTGTATCAGATCCAAACACTAATCCATTATTACTTGTAGTTCCCTGTGCGAATAAAATATTAGCATTTGATGATATAGCACCATTAACAGTTAATTTTGAATTTGGGCTAGATGTTCCAATACCAATACAACCATTGGATCTCAACCATATTTCTGTATTATTAACAGAAGATGTATTATCTACATCCATTTTCAATCCTATTGCAGTAGTATTCCAGTCTGTTCCATCAGAAACTCTTAATGCCTCAATACCTAAACTACTTTGATTTGAACTACCAAATCCTATGCTTGCTAGCTTTATTCTACTCGAAATAGTGCTTCCTAATGATCCTCCATATATTTTAAATATTGAACTAGCGGCATTTCCGCTTAATTGACCAGAAGAAGTTGTCGATAAACTAAATCTTGCATTAGGATCAATATGTCCGATACCAACATTTGATCCTTTAACAGTTAATGTTTCTGTAAATGCTGAACTATTTCCATATCCTATACCTACTCTACTTGTGGCTACCTGAGAAAAAATCTGCATTGTTAAGCTTTGAATACCAAAACCAAAACCATTTCCTGAACCAGCATCATATAATGCTATTTTATTACCTACAGTAGTACCAAAAGAAAGAGGAAAACTTGGGGTAAGAGAAGTACCAATACCAACATTCCCACTTAATGCATCAATAACCATTCTAACTCTGCCAACGCCAGTTGAATCGATATTAAAAATTCTTAAATTTGGTGTGACTGTTGATCCAAGTGCATCAATGCTCCAGCTATGAGCATTATCAACTGATCTTCCTAATCGAATCTCCCCACCTTCACTACTGCTATCTTGTCTTCCTACAAAAAGTGTTCCACCAGATATAGATAAATTTCCTGTAGTTGCAAGAGATCCTGATATATCAAGAGCGCATGTAGGAGTATTTTTATTTATACCAATAAACCCACTACTTCCTTGTATATAAATACCTTTTAACGAATCAGACCAAGGACCAATAATTAAATTACCAGTTTCTTTTGAACCCGATGAAAAGAACAATCCTTTATCTCCTAATTTAGATAAAGGATTCCAAGATCCTTGAGTGGCATTATTTGCTATAAACGTAGCATCAAGAGAATTATTTGGTGAAGCCACAATAAAATCTTGTACAGCATCAGAGCTTAATGCAGGTGTTATTATTAATTGTTTAGAATATATAATTTCTGATGCACTAATATTTCCTGAAACTGTTAATCTTTGATTTGGTGTAGTTGTTCCTATACCAACATTCCCAGATGAATTAATCCTCATTCTTTCTGTATTAGTTCCTCCTGTATTAGTAGACCCAGTAGACAATGCTACTATTCCACCATCAGAATTAGAAGGACCACTTAAATAAATCTCACCACCTTGATCCCACCCAGAACCACCAGCTATAAATGTATTTGTTAGGTTATTTCTTGATACTATACCTTGATAACTACCTAATGTAATAACACCTTCTACGTGTAATCGTGTACTTGGAGAAACAGTTCCAATACCAACATTACCACCAGAAGATATAAACATTTTTGTTGAATTGTTTGTATGAAAACCAATATTAGATGGGATTATAGTTCCAAGATTTAATGAACTTGCTCCTGCATAACCTGTATTTAAATCACCATTTCTCCAAATTCCAACTTGATCTGCTCCTTTACCAAGATTTAATGAACTATAACCATTTGGATTTGTATTTTCTATTTTTATAGAAAAATCATCGGCAATGTTTCCTACTACATGTAATCCACAATTAGTATCTGGATTAATAGTTCCAATACCAACATTTCCACTAGAAGCAATTATCATTTTTGTACTTCCAGCAGTTACTAAATTGTACATTGTACTACCAACTACCTGAAGAGGAACACTATTTGAATATGTATCAAATAAAATAGAACCAGCAACCATTCTTATTCTATCTTGTCCAGTAATATTATCAGCATCATTCCCTTTTGCTAAAAGTAGTTCGCTTTTTTCTGTTCCTGATCCTCCATACAATCTTTCCATGATAAATGTATGAGGTAAATTGGCATTATCTCCAAATGTTCCAGCAAAAGAAATATAATTTTCTGTAGTACTTCCACCTATTTTTAGGTTTCCAGCTACTTCCAACTTTTCGGTTGGAGTAGATGTACCAATACCAACGTTACCACCAGAAAGAATTGTCATTCTTAACATTGCCGCTCCATTACCGCCAGTCGAGAACTGTAATCCATTATTTTCTTGGACTAGTCTACAATCATAGTCTTCATTTCCTAACGTTTTAAAATCTATAAATGGACCATTATTACTCCCTCTGTCAGCTATAAGTTCTAAAGTAGAGCCTACAAAACTTCCATTTGAAAAATACCCATTAGTAGAACTAATACCCCCAACAACAGTTAATTTCTCGTTTGGAGTAGTAGTTCCAATACCAACATTTCCTCCATTTTGAAGAGTCATTAAAGTTGTTCCTCCAGCGGCACTAATTACTGCGTCTGGTGTTGATGTAGCGTTGTTTGCTCCGAAATAAACAGCGCCTCCACTTGAGGAGTATCTAGAACCAACTGCATATTGCTCTGATGCTGCTGCAAACATAGCCCTTCCACCTTGGACATCAAGCTTCCAAGATGTGCTTGTGGTTCCTATACCTACATTTCCTGTATTAGTAATAACAAAAGGAGATGATTCTGGGCTTTCATCAAAAACAACAAATGAGTCAGATGTTCCTGTATTAACTATTCTTAATGCTGGATTTACTGAACTAGAAGAACTAATAGATGCAGCAATAGTACTACTAATTAACGTTCCATCATCAGTTATATTGGTAGAAATTAAACGATTCGAACCATCAGATTTAACTAATCTGTTAGATGTTAGAGAAGAACCACTCAAGAAAGTAGCAGCAGTATCCCACACTCTACTGTTAACTGTTCTTTTTCTTAATGTTCCTGTATTTTCAACAATTATATTATTATCAGCTGTGCTTGTTGCTAATGTACCAACGACAAAGTTATCATCTGTTTTTAATGTATCAGCAGCAGATCTGTATAGATTAACATCACCTATATTTAAAATAGAAGAATTTACTAATTTTAAATTTTTATTTGCTGATATATCACCATTTACTGTTAATGCATTTGAAGTATCTAAAACAGATGTATTTACAGATACACCAGCATTACCTATATAAAAAACAGGTGTTTTAGCTATTCCGAAATTAAATTCTGCAATATTATGATTTGAATTTCTCTGTTCAACAATTAAAACAGTTGACGGAGACATTGTATTGGTTATTCTGATAGCAGAATCAGATGCTAGAATGCTCTTGTCTATCTCAAATACACCACCACTAGCACTTAGTTTTCCATTAACAATAATATCTCCAAGTACATATGTTGCAGGAAGATAAACTAAATTAGACCTATCAACAGTTGTATTGTTTACATTTAACATTAATATATTTGAATGTATCCCTGTATTATTATTACTTCCCCCAATACTAATACTATTATTTGATATTAAATTATTAGAACCACCTATAACCAAAGAATTAGATCCAACTTTATTACTATTTCCACCTATTGTTAAAATATTTGTTCCTGTTGATGTATTATTGGCACACAATGATTGTGTTATACTGTTTCCTCCAATAGATAAAGAATTTGTAGAATTTAATTCACTATTTTTTGTTGCTATAAATGTGTTATTGCCTTTCGTTGATATTACATTTGAACCACCAATACCAATTGTCGAATTTTGTATGGTATTACCTGTTCCAAATAAATCAACAGAACTTAATGATATATTAGAATTATTGGCCCCTATTGAAAAAGATGCAGTTGATACTGTAGAATTTATAGAATTTACAGAGACGCTTCTATCAATAACAGTAGAATTTCTAGAGTTAATGGATATTGAACTTATAGATGTATTATTACTAGTCCCTAATACATCTAATGATCTATTACTTAAAGTAACAGTTGTAGAATTGACGCCTATTGAATTGCTAGATACATTTGAATTGATTGTATTAAATCCTAGTGCATTGTTAATCAATGTACTTCCACTAACATTAAATGCTTCCGAATTTGCGGAAACACTACTGTTTATAGAGTTTGCTGCAAACGAATTATTTGATACTATATTATTGTTAGAAAGTATATTAACAGAAGATACTGATGTAGTATTCGATGTACCATTGAAATCAATTGAATTACTAGATATAGTACTTCCTCTAACATTAAATGCTTCCGAATTTGCAGAAACATTACTGTTTATAGAGTTAGCAGCAAATGAATTATTTGATACTATATTATTGTTAGAAAGTATATTAACAGAAGATACTGATGTAGTATTCGATGTACCATTGAAATCAATTGAATTACTAGATATA